AGCCAAACATCGAGTCCGCTTGGCTCAACATCAATATCAGCAATCATATGCCGATACTTTTTGTTGATGAGGTTAATGTTACGTTTAGCCATGTGAGGCTCCTTTCTGGGGGGTTGCCCCCCCGCTAGGGTTAAAATTCTATTTTGCTTATACGTTAACTTTAACATAACTTTTTGTAATTGTAAACTCCTTTTTTTGTAAAGTTACGTTACGTTATTTACAATTTTTAGAGTTGACATTTACAAATAGGTGTGCTATTGTTTACATATAAGTTAAAAAAAAGGAAAAATAAAATGGCGAAAATTAATGCAAAAATAAATATGGAATGTTTGGACGTAACATTTTTAAAAAAGCAAATCGAAGTTTTAAAGGAAGTTACAAGACAGCAAAGCAAAATTGAAGGATATGAAGAAGTTTCAACAGCAAGATGCCATAACGCTAAAATTGACGCTTTAGTTGGACTTAAAATTATGTGCGAAAACATACTTGAACAATGCGGTGAAACGCCAACGAATATTTCACTAGAATTTTTTGCAAGTTAAAAATAGTTAGCCCCTTCGGGGGCTATCTGCTACTATTAGCTTTATGGAGTTAATAAAGGTAGAAATAGAAGTAACAGGGCAACCTCAGGGCAAGGGGCGGCCTCGTTTTACCCGTCAGGGCAGAGCATACACCCCCGAAAAGACTAGGGAGTATGAAACAAGAATACACGCCGCCGCATGGCAAAAAATGCACGAATTAAAATTAGACCCAACATCAAAATTTTGCCACGTTGAAATAGTGGCCTTTATGGAAATACCTAAATCATGGTCTAAGGTTAAAAGACTAGAAGCAGAATACGGTGCTATTCTACCAACTACTAAACCCGACATAGATAACATCATAAAATCAGCTCTAGACGGTTGTGAAGGCGTTGTCTACTACAGCGATAACCAAGTCACTAGTGTCAATGCCAAGAAAGTTTACTGCCACCCAGAGCGCGGCGCAGTGCTTTATATGGCTGTATCTTGGACAGTATAAGACCAATCAGCCCCATATTTTTCCCGCCATGCTTTTTTATTGTCATGTATGGCTAATTTAGATTTATCCCATAACCCTTGATGGTGGCCTTCACAAAGCGGTATGGCCTGCAAGTCATCTGCTTTTTTAGTGCTGAATCTATCGTGAATAGGGTGATGCGCTGTTGTCGGGCTACACTGTAACTCGCCAAATTTTTTACAAACGCAACACGGCATTTCTCTTATCTTGTCTAAATACTTTGAATTACGTTTTGTTTTATCTGCTTTTAATCCAAGCGGTGGTTTGTTGGTTAGATTACTCATAATTATCCCAAGGCCATGTTTTGTCTAAATATTCTTTTAAACACCCCCAACTATTTCTTCCAAAATTAGGCGCATATTTATATCCATTTTCTCTAATTTTTTTTCTATGTTTTGGATTATTTAAATTTAAAACTCGTTTGTCTGGGTTGTGCAAATCATTATCGTATTTATGTGTTAAAAATCGAACAACCCTTAAACTGTTTCGAAGCTCAAATAATTCATCGTACCAATTAACGTTACCTCTGTGTTTTTCATATTCCGCAACGGTCATTTGAACACCGTTATCTAATGTTACATAAAGAATATTTTTTTGTTTTAATTTTAATTCGTCTGCTTTTATTTGTTCTTCAATATTCATAATCTATTTCTTTCTGATAGTTTTTATATGTAAACGGCTGTAAAAGTTTGGAAACTATTTCTCGTTTACACATTTTAACGTGTTCGTGCCAAACAAGCTGTCTTTCGTTATGGTTTTTTATTCTGCCATCTTTAGATGGTTTTCTATAGCAATGTTGCCTTGGTAAAGCACCGCACTTCGGACAGGGCATTGCCCTAATCATTATTTGTTCATCAGTGTAATGGGTCATATCCTATCGCCTCCGCTAGTTTTTCCATAGCTAGTTCAAAATAATCGTTAAATTCTTTTTGGCTCATGTCGTCGAAAGAAATGCTGTCCATAATACGCATATGTGCGCTTGCTAGACTGTTCCAACGCATTTTAACGTAACCACACGCCCACTTTAGTTCGCTATGTAAATGCTGTTCAGAAGGCCATCGGTTAGTAGCATCGCAAACATTTTTAAGTGTAGCCCAATATAAATTATGGTGCGGGTTCGAGCGTTTACCTGTTGGCTGTAAATCGAATACTTGGCTTTCTTTGTATTGTTCTATTTTTACAGCATCGTATTCAGTAGAGGGCATTAACTGCCCCCCACTTTTTATTACTTGTAGCTTTACTCTGGCCATGTATTTTTGTCTTGGTTTAAAGAATATTCTGCATAAGTTTTTTCGCCACTATTTATTCGATCGGTATGTATTGGCCACCCTTGTTCTCTTAAATTAAAAACCCTTGCGGCTAACCTTAAACAGTGAAACTCCATAAGCGCATCTATAGGTGTTATTGTTTTACCTGTTTTTAAATGCTGTAAAATTTTAAAGTTTTGTGTTGTAGTTGTTTCCATTGTTTTACTCCTTCTTAAAATGGTATTTCTTCATCAAAATTGTTAACGGAATTGGTTTCTATTTTTTGCCCTTCGGCAAGCCTTTTAGGTTCGCTACTTTTACCTCCTAATAATTTAACTTCGGTTGCGTTTATAGATAAATACGTTTTACCTTCGTATTCGTTCTTTTTTAAATCACCTGTTATTGCCACAAGTTTACCTTTTAGCAAGTAAGGCGAAATGTTTGTTCTAAAGTAACGTGCGCCAAAAAAAATCGTGCCTTTGTTTTCCCCATAGCCATCATCGACGGCTATAGAAAATTTTACAAAAGAACTTTTTTCGTTTTCGACAACTTCACAATCTTTAGTTAGATAGCCAACGGCAGTTATATTTTTCATGAGTACAACTCCGCTTTTCTTTTGTCGTGCGCTTCCACAATTTTATTATATTCTTCTTCGCCTATACCAACAGAGTTGAGCATTTTTTCATACCTTTTTTCTGCCGCTAAGAAGCGATCTATATTGCAATCCTCATAAAACTCTAACATCGCATCGATGCGCTCGGCTTGGTCAATATTTAAATTTGGTTCGCTATTTTTTGGCTTTTCGTTTTTAAACTCGTCAGCTTCTTCTTCGCTGTAAACATCACCACTTAACTCAAGCAACTTTAGTATTACCCTGTCCTTGGCTCTTTTTTCTGCCATAGCGTAGGGATATTTATTTGTTGTGTTGTAGGGTGCGGCCTCGCCTATCGACCAAGCTGTCGCGTCACCTTTATGGCCTGTTACACAGATAGCAACGTGTTTGTCCTTTATATTGCTTTCTATAATAGTTGGTGCATCAAAGACTATATTTTCATGTATAGCTATTTTTTCTAATGCCCTGTGTAATACCACTGGCGTACCGTGGCAATTCCAAGTGGCTTTACTTTCTGTTAAGCCAACTGCTTTAATTAAATTAATTAATCGTTCTGGTATTTTAGTCATTTCTTTTCTTTCTCACAATTATTTCTAATAAATTCAAATTCATGATATAAAGCCCAAAAAGCGGTTTCTATATCTCTTACATCTGACAGCCATAAATCTTGGCAATCAGCAATTTGGTTTGATGTACTTCGTAAAGTTTTAAATGTATTCCAAATAGTCTCCTTTTCTTTATTGTTTAAAGGCATTGTCAATTCTCTCTATTTCTAATTCGATGATGCCTCTTTCTGAACTTGGGTAATCGTCATAAGCTTGTTCGATAGCCCTATCAACGATGTCGTGCCATTTATCAGGAAAGTATCTTCCTGCAGTTGCGTTTTCGTTATTTAATTTAATTGTGTAATCTAAAACTGCTTTCGTGATAGCTAGTTTTACTTCAACCATTGGTGGACGTTTTTTAGTATCCATAACATTTCTCCTTTTTGCTAAAAACACTTTACAAACTATTTTTAACGTTGTAAAGGATAAAATTAATAAATGTAAACAAAAGAGGTTAAAATGGATAACAAAGTAATTTTAAGTTTAGATCAAATAAGACATAAATTACGAGATAGGAACTTAACAAAGGTGGCAAAAAATGCTAACGTGTCAAGACCTGTTTTATATCAGATAATTAACAATGAAACTGACCCTAAATTTTCAACGGTAGAAAGGCTTTCTGATTATTTACAACAAGATTCTATTACGATGGTTTCAACATAATTAAACCCCCAGAGTGGAAAGCTCTGAGGGTTATAAGCAATAAAGAAAAAGTATTTTCACAATACTAATAGATTACAAGGAGTAACCCTACGCAATGAGTAACCTAGTTTCAAACGTAATTCAAACAAAATTAATAGGTTCACCCACAAAAAAAGCAATTTTGATGTATATGGCAGACAAGGCCAGTGACGATGGAAGCGGTATTTGGGTGAGTAAAGGCAACATGGCGGCGGACTTAGAAATGTCTAGTCGTGCGGTTAGAATACATATCAAAGATATGCTTGCCATGAATATTTTAAAAGTGACTGGGCAAAAAGAGTGCCGAAACGGTTATACAATAGATTATCAAATAAATTTAGAAATAGTCAGTAAATTGCCATCAACTAGACCACCACTGAACGGTGTTCACCCCTACCACGGAATGACGTTCAGTCCAACCAGTGAACAAGGTTCAGATAAACCATTATTAGAACCATCAGATGAACCTATTATATTAGTTCGCTCTATTGATATTGTTGTGGAGCAGTTTAAACAATTTTGGGATAAATACCCAAGAAAAACAGCAAAAGCTCCCGCGCAAAAAGTTTTTGCAAGAGCATTAACAAAAATAGATTTTGAAGATATGATGAAAAAATTAGATGTTTTTATTGATGTTCATAAAGATACAAAGAAACAATTTTTACCTCATGCTAGTACATGGTTAAATCAAGAACGATGGAATGATGAATATGAACAAGCACCAAATTTTGCAGATTTGCAAAAAACTGTTTTAAGCGAGATGTTAAATGCGAAATAATGAACTAAAAGAAAAAACTTTAAAAATGTTAGGGCGACTAAATGCTCCAAGAGCGGTTCAAAATAATGATGAAAATATGAAAAGCGAAGCTGAGTTTCTATGCAATCAAATTATAAAATTAGCACCAAGCAAAAATTATATTGAATGGTTTCAAGACTTTGAGCAAAACATACTTTCTAATTTAGAAACTAGGACTTGGCCAACTGCAAAAGAAATTAGCAAATCAGCAAAAGCAATAGCACCAAAGCGGCCTGAATTTAGGGAACTATCACCTGAAAAATACGAACCCAACGAACTTAAAATTAACGCCGATAGAATAAATAATGGTGAGCCAGTTGGTGAAAATTACATAATGGGCGCAATGGCTGAACAAATGGTAAGAGCGGGGCTTGTTGCAGAAAAACAACTAGAGCCATACAAAGAATACTTGAAACGTATGAAAAATGATTAGATTATGTTACACAGGTAGCGAGGTCACGAACTCCTCCCTGTTCGATATTGTTCCGCTTTATACTGCTTTTTTACGGACTCAATACCTCGCCAACTTTCCCCTGCCTTGCGCGGGGGACTTTTTTCAGTATAATACAAATCAACAGAAAGGGCGCACCCATGCACGATGGACGGTCTTGGCCTGCTGATAAGGTAGAGCGCAGAGACATAGAAACGCTAATACCTTATGCACGAAACAGTCGCACCCATAGCGATGAGCAAATTACACAGATAGCGGCAAGCATTAAAGAATGGGGGTTTACAAACCCTATTTTAGTTGACAGCCAAAACGAAATTATTGCGGGTCATGGCAGATTACTTGCGGCCAAAAAATTAAATTTAAAAGACGTTCCTTGCATACAAGCAGATGACTGGACTGACGCACAAAAACAAGCGTATGTAATAGCAGATAACAAATTAGCATTAAATGCGGGTTGGGACGAAGAACTTTTAAAAATAGAATTTAAAGAACTTACTGATTTAAATTTTGATGTAGAATTAACGGGTTTTTCTTTAGAAGAACTTGGCACACTTTTCGATGAACGTAACGATGATAAATTGCCTGAACAAGAACAATTAAATTCTACTTTTGAGGTGGCAGTAGAATGTGTCGATGAAAATGACCAAGAAAAAGTTTATAATCTACTGAACGCGGAGGGTTACAAGTGCCGAATTTTAACCATGTAGTCGAAACAGATTATAAACCATCTTTCAGAACTGAAAAAGTTGTGGGAATGTTTGATGTTCCCCCGACAGAAAAGTTGCGGAAAGAATGGAACGTTAAAATGCCGATTGAGGAAAAAGATTGGCAAATAGGTTTAATAGTAGGAACTTCTGGGTCGGGTAAAACGACTATTGCAAAACGTGTATTTGGAAAAGAATGTTATCATGACGGTTATAAATGGACATCACCGTCATTATTAGACGATTTTAATAAAGATTTATCAGCAAACGATATAACAAATTCTTTATCTCATGTTGGCTTTTCATCGCCGCCTAGTTGGTTACTGCCTTATTCGGCTTTGTCTAATGGTCAAAAATTTAGATGCGAACTAGCTAGATGTTTAACAGAAAAAAAAGAACTTATTGTTTTTGATGAATTTACTTCTGTTGTAGATAGAAATGTAGCGAAAATAGGAAGTCATGCGGTACAAAAAGCAATAAAAAAGACAGATAAAAAATTTGTCGCTGTCACTTGTCATTATGATGTAGAGGGTTGGTTACAGCCTGATTGGATATATGACGTTTCTTCTGACCATTTTACATGGAGGTGTCAAAGGCGACCCAAAGCAACAATCAAGATTTTTAGATGCCACCATTCTTGTTGGAGAATGTTTAGAGGAAATCATTATTTGAGTGCAGAACTAAATAAATCGGCTAAGTGTTTTATTCTGTTGTTTGATGGAGAGCCTGCAGTTTTTACGGCTATATTACCTTTCCCACATCCGCACGTTAAAAATATTTATAAAGAACACAGAACTGTAACACTGCCTGACTATCAAGGTTTCGGATTAGGAAACAGATTATCAGACTTTGTTGGTGAATGGCTACATAAACAAGGTAAAATATTTAGAAGTGTAACATCACACCCTGCAATGATTGGTCACAGACATCGGTCAAACGCTTGGATTATGGATAGAAAACCATCAAGAATGGCGCCGCCAAGTAAATCGGCAAAAACACAAACAAGACTAACAAGTTCTATTAATAGACTAACAGCATCTTTTTTATATGTCCCAGAAGAAAAACGAGCGGCCACATGACAAAAAACAAAGGCGGCAGGCCAAAAATAGAATTTACAGAAGAACAAAAAAAAGAAGTCGAAACACTTGCGGCGGTACTTAGTACAGAACAAATAGCTGATTATTTCGGTATTAGCAGGCGTGTTTTTTTTGATATATTAGATAGGGATGAGGAAGTTTCTGCACTATATAAAAAGGGAAAAGCAAAAGCTGTTGGTTTTGTTGCACAAAATTTAATTCAAAAAGCTAGGTCGGGTGATTTAGGAGCGCAAATTTTTTATTTAAAAACACAGGCAGGGTGGAAAGAAACGCAAAGAGTTGAGGGTGCAGGGAACGTCGGAGAACATATAGTTGCTTATAAATGGTTAGATGATGGCGACGAGGACGATTAATTATAGGCCAAGAAAGCTAGTTAGAAGTTTTCACAAGCGTAAAGAAAGATTTGCCGTTATCGTTGCTCACCGTAGGTTTGGCAAAACAGTAGCGGCTATAAATGATTTAATAAAAACGGCACTAACTACAGAGCGTAGTAAAGTTCGAGTTGCTTATATCGCACCATATTACCGTCAAGCTAAAGCCATAGCGTGGGATTATTTATTAGAATATACACAGGATATTGAGGGCGTTTCTTATAATGTAGCTGAATTACGGGCTGACTTTCCTAACGGTGCTAGGTTTAGATTATTTGGTGCAGATAACTACGATGCTATGCGAGGGTTGTATTTTGATTCTGTTGTACTGGACGAACCAGCCGACTTTCCTGCAAACGCTTGGCCAACTGTTATTAGACCTTCATTAGCTGATAGAAAAGGTAAAGCTACATTTATAGGAACGCCCAAAGGTAAAAATGAATTTTGGGAAATTTATAACAACGCACAAAACAATGATAGATGGTTCTGTGCTATGTATAAAGCTGACGAAACGGACATACTTGAGAAAGAAGAATTAGAAGAAGCTAAAGCAACAATGGGTGAGGATAGGTTTGCCCAAGAGTTTCTTTGCAGTTTTGAGGCGGCTATACAAGGCGCGTATTACGCTCAAGAAATGAAAACAGCAAAAGAAGAAGAAAGAATAATTAATGTACCCTACGACCCTGCGGCGTCAGTAATAACAAGTTTCGACTTGGGCATAGGAGACAGTACCGCTATTTGGTTTGCACAGTTCGTTGGTCAAGAAATACATTTAATAGATTATTATGAAAATAGTGGCGTAGGTTTAGACCATTATGCAAAAGTTTTACACGAAAAGGGTTATCATTACGAAAGCCATATTTTGCCGCACGATGTACAAGTAAAAGAATTAGGCACAGGCAAAAGCAGATTAGAAACACTTGAAAACTTAGGGGTTCATAATATAGAAATAGCACCTAGATTAAGTGTTGATGATGGCATTCAAGCCTCGCGTTCTATGCTTAATAGGTGTTGGTTTGACGCTGAAAAGTGCGAACGAGGTATCGAAGCATTATTACAATATCGTAGGGAGTTTGACGAAAAACTAAAATCTTGGCGTGGCCGACCTCTGCACGATTGGACTTCACACGGTGCAGATAGTTTTAGATATTTAGCAGTGGGCTACAGACCAATAAAAGATTGGGGCGAGCCTATAAAACGTAATTTAAAGGGTATAGCGTAATTTAATTTTATATGTTATAGAGATTTTTATAGGAGGGTTGCTATGGCTAAAAAAGCAAAGAAAAAACCTGTTTGGGAACAAAAAAACCCAAAACCTAAAGACAAACGTGGCAAAATGACAGCCGCGCAAAAAGCCAAAGCAAAGCGCACCGCAAAAGCGGCAGGCCGACCCTACCCTAATATGGTTGATAATTTACGCGCAATGAAAAAGAAAAGGAAAAAATAATGTACGGTAAGAAAAAAGGCGGCAAAAAAGGCGGCAAGAAAAAGTAGTGTCAAAAGACCCTAGACTAAAACGTGCAGGAGTTAGCGGATACAACAAACCAAAACGTACCCCTAGCCACCCTAAAAAATCCCACATAGTTGTTGCAAAAGAAGGTAGTAAAATAAAAACTATTCGCTTTGGTCAACAAGGTAAAACTGGTGATAAAACTATGACTAAACGAGCAAAGTCATTTAAAGCAAGACACGCAAAAAATATTGCAAAAGGAAAAATGTCAGCGGCTTATTGGGCAAATAAAGTGAAGTGGTGAAATAAATGGCACTTACAACTTACGATGAATTAAAAACAAGTGTAGCAGATTTTTTAAATCGTGATGATTTAACAAGTGTTATTCCAGATTTCATAACTTTAGCCGAAACTTCATTAAATAGAACTTTACGACACTGGCGTATGGAAAAAAGAGCAAATGCTGTAGCCAACACACAATATACAGCATTACCAAGTGATTATTTAGAAATGATACGCCTGTCGATAATTGATAGCACAACATCTACTATTGAAAATGTTGGGCAATTCGAGATAAGCAAGCTTCGAGCGCAAAACAACAATACAACAGGAAAACCAGTAAATTTTACAATACTTGATGGTTCAATAGAATTAAACCCAACCCCTGACGCGGCTTACGACATACAATTACTTTATTACGGTAAAATACCCCCATTAAACGCACAAACAACGTCTAACTGGGTTTTGGAAAATTACCCTGATGCATACCTATATGGGTCGTTACTGCATACTGCACCTTATTTACAAGAGGATGCGCGAGCAACAACATGGGCGTCATTGTATAAAACAGCAACGGATGCTATAAATTTAGATAGTGAATATGCTAAAACTAGCGGCTCTGGTGGTCGCGTTAAAATAAGGAGTTATTAATGGCAAGTATAGCAGACAGAGTGCTTGATAACGGTTTGACGGTACTCGACACAGAGGCCAACAGATTTGACATATGCAGTCAAGAACCCACAACTTTTGCAGAGGCAACATCTACGCACACGCTAGGCAACACAACTAGTATTAGTATTGGTGCGCCAGCCGATAGGACGGGTGGAGGACGTAAGGTCACTTTGGCGGCTATCAGTGATGCTTCTGTGACAGGCACAGGAACAGCGACACATTTTGCAATTAGCGATACATCAAATTCAAGGCTGTTAGTAACAGGTGCGTTAAACGCTTCTCAATCAGTTAACAGTGGCAACCAGTTTGATATATCTGCTTTAGATATAGGCATACCAGACCCGAGCTAGTAGATGGTAAAAGTAGCAGACAGAGTAAAGGTCACAACGACTACGACAGGTACAGGCACAATTACGCTTGGCTCTGCTGTAACTGGTTTTAGGACTTTTGCTAATGGCGGTGTCAGTGACGGTGACAGTGTGCGTTATGTTATTGAAAGCGGTAACGACTACGAGATAGGCACTGGCACATATACTCATTCTGGTACAACTCTAAGCAGAACTTTAACGTCTAGTTCTACTGGTTCTTTATTAAATCTTTCTGGTACATCAACGGTATTTATTACACTGGCGGCAGACGACTTTGATGCTCGTGCGGCAGTTCCAGTAGCTATGGCGATTGCGTTAGGATAGAATATGGCAAACACGTTTAAACGAAAACTAAGCAGAAATATCGGCACATCTGCAACGGCTATAGGCAGTTACACGGTGGCGGCTTCTACGCAAACAACTGTCATAGGGCTAACTTGTTCTAACAATACGGCTACAGCCATAACGGTAGATGTATCGCTAAATGACGGTTCTAACGATCATTTTATGGTTAAGACTGCAACGGTTCCTAGCGGTGGTTCTTTAGTTGTTGTTGGCGGTGATCAAAAGGTTGTGTTGGAAACTGGTGATAGCGTCAAGGTTACATCGAGTGCGGCTAGTAGTTGCGATGCTATTATGAGTATATTGGAGATTACCTAATGGGTAAGTCACACGATCTAGCAACTATAGCAACGGATGGTTTACCCACTCTTGAAGTTGATACTATTAAAAATACTAGTGGTACTACTGCGTTAACTATAGATAGCAGTGGTGCAGTTTTGAGGCCTGTTCTCCCATATGGTAAGGCAAGTAAGGGTGGATCTGCACAATCACCAACAAATAAAATTACTATCGGAACAAGTGTTTTAAGTGGCGGTGGATTAACCGTTGACACAACAAATCATCGAATGATTGTTCCTATTGCTGGCCTTTACGCCATTGGATTTACGTCACTAACAGATAGCACTAATACTAACACAGAAGTACATATGCGTAAAAACGGTAATCAAATAGCTGGTAGTAGTTCACAAACACACGCTGGAAATAGCTATGCTACGTTAAGCCAACATATGGTAATCGAACTTTCAGCTAATGATTACATCGAGTGGTGGGTTTCTTCAGGAGCAGTCCATAACAATGCACAATATAATAATCACTATGTTTACTTATTAGGATAAACACATGGCATACATAGGACAGACACTAACCGAAGGTACAAGGAGAGCGCATACGTTCACAGCTATTCCTGGGCAAACCACATTTAACGCTGTTTATGGCGTTGGTTCAGTCGATGTATACCAGAACGGAATATTGTTACAGCCAGCCGATTATACAGCAACTACTGGAACGACAGTTGTGTTAGGCGCTGGTGCGGCTGTAAACGATGAAATAACCATCATAGCACACAACACATTTAGCGTAGCAGATGCACCCACGCTTTCAGGTGGTGGTACATTTGCAGCTAGTATCAGAGCGCCAATATACGACACAACACAGAATACTATGAAAAC